CCTGCTGCTCTGCAATAGCCTTCTCTAGCGCTAGCTGCTCTGGCGTGCCTCCGTACTGGTTAGTGGCAACACCGAGCCTACCTTGGCCTAACAGACGCTCTTCTAGCGCCATACGTTGACGCTCTTGCTCAGGAGACACAGCAGCCTGTAGACGCTGCATGATGTCAGCTTCGCGCTGCTGTAGGCCACCACCTGCACCAGTCAGCATACCAACAACACTAGCCTGCTCTTGCGCACGCTGCTCTGGACTACCAAGCATACCAAACGCTTGTGTGCCAAAGCCCTGTAGCTGCTGCTGTAGAGCCTGCTGTTCAGGTGACAGTGTTGTCGTGAGACTGCCAGTAGGCGTTGTTGTAGCGCCGCCAATGCCTGACGTTACAGTGAAGGGCTTGAACTGCGTCTGTCCTGCAACGTCAGCAGCAGCCTGTTCAGCACGCTGCATTGCTTGCTCACCAAAGCCACGGACATTTTCAATGCCTTTTTCAGCGCCGTACAGAGCACCTGCACCTGCGGCAATCTTAGCTGCAGTGTCGCCTGTTAGAAATTTAAGTAAACCTTCCATTATGCATTCCTTCCTGTGCTTCTGCGTCCTCTGCTCAGATCAAGCAGACCTAGTAGTTCTGGTTTCAAGTAGTCCATTTTAAATTCTGTGTTGTATATCTCGTCAGCTAGCGGTGTAGAGATTTTGCCAAGAGCTAGTAATCCTGTTAAAGCGCCAAGTCCAAAACCGTCGCCATTGTCATTTCCGTCGCCATTGCCGTCACCGTCACCATCGCCGTCACCTTCACCGTCGTCAGTGCCTGCACCGCTTGTAACGCCTGTACCGCCTGTAGTGACTGTGTCAGCTACGTTGAGGTCTAAAGTGCCGCCACCGTCACGAGGCACACCTGCGTATGTATCGTCACTTAACGTTCCAGTGACGCTAACACCTCCTCCCGTAGCTGCTCCGCTGTCATCCACGCCAGTAGGAGCGGCAGGCCCAACATCAACAGTGCCATTGACAGCAGTTTCAGTAGTATCAGTAATAACTGTTTCATCAGTTTCATCAGCTGCGCCAGTAATCTTCTTTAGTGTGGGTAGACCTGTAATTATGTCAATAGTAAACTCACCAACAGACTCGCCTGACTCTTCGTCTACAACGTGTTCAGCTGTAACGCCTTCAGTGCCTGCTATAGGGCGTACAGAGTATTCACCACCGTCTTTTAAAGGCACGTCAGGGTCGCCTGTACGCGGTATAGAGTCACCTCTAACAGTGCTTATAAAGCTGTCTGTGGCTTTGTCATACGTCCACGTTTCTCTTACGTTCTCTACAGCACCCCCTGAGACCTCCGTAGAGCCGTTCTGAGCGACGCTATCGACAATGGTGTCTATGTCACCCATAAGGTCGCTATCGGCCTCTAGAGAGCCTTCTAGGGCGTCTGCTGCTGCTTGTGAGGCTGCTTGTGCTGCTGCAGTTGTTTCTTCGTCAGCAACGAACATTTCGTTAGAGCCAACAGTTGATCCTAATAAGCTAGTTCCTAGATCAGTAGATGTGCTTAATGCTTCAGCTGTTCTGGCTATGTCTGCTGCAGGGATTCCTGTCTGAGCAGCTACGTCTGCAATAGTTACTAAACCTTGGTCTAGCAAGCCTTTGACATAGTTTATCTCAAACGCGTCTATTCCGTTTGCAACATTAACAGGGCTTAAAGCACCTTCTAGCGTAAAAGGCGTTGGAGAAGTAAGTCCGTCTTCAATAGCAGAAATTATGCGGTCGGTGTATTGCTCGTTTTCTATCATTCCAAGCTCAGGGCTTGCGCCTCTTTGAGCAAGACCACCAAGGAATCCGCCTAAACCGCCAAAGTCTTGTTTAAATACATTGTCGCCCATTACACACTACCTTTAGTAAAGTTTGTAGGCTTTGCGCCTGAACGCATTGCTGCTGCTACACCGGAAGAAACATAAAGGCCATTACCTGTAACTCCGCCTGACCAACCATTTTCTCCGAAAAGAAAACTACAAACTTTGTCTCTAATGTCTACAGGCAGTTTGTTTAACATCCAAGCCTGATCTTTTTGAGAAGCGCTATAGAATCTTTTAAGCTCTGACTTAAGTTCATCTGTAGTACCCATAACGTATCCTTAGTCGCAAAGCTCAGCGAGTGTCTTCCAGTCCTCTGCAGTCCAGTTTGTTGTGTCAACTGACTGAGGAAGCTCTACAGTAATTCCGGCAACGTTACCTCCAAACACACCTGAAGTCGCTGACGTAGCACCTTTTACACAGGCCATAGCGTTGTCCTCCGCTGTAATCTCAAGGCTGTTAAGCTGTGAGCAGCTAGCTAGTGTCAGTGCTGTAATTGCTAGTAGTAGTGTTCTCATCGAAACCATCCTGTTATCCATTGATACGTCCTTACAGGGTAGTACAGCGCTGCTGATCTAACCCTACCCAAACCTAACGCACGCAAAGCCTCTCTAAAGACCTTGTCAGCTTGCTTTTGATCTGCTACAATCCCTAACTCTTGACCGTGTGTGCAAAGGTAGTCATGCACTACAGCGGCTTTCCTGTTTCTAGCATTCGCTACAGGGACTACAAACTGCATAATCTGTGGCACACTAGCTAAGTCTGTGAAGTAACCTTTTGGCACAACTATTGTCTTGCCAAGAAGGTCTGAATAGTATACCAGTTCTTGCTGCAGTTTCCAACCTTTTTCTACTGCTTCTGCAATAAAAGATGTTGAAAAGTGACTCATTTACTTCTTCCCCAATACAGTCAGCGTAGGCTTCTCATCTACGTCCGGCGTTGTGATAAATAAGTACAGCTCTATCAGCTCCTCTACGCCGTATTCACCTGCCGTTGCCTCAATTAACTTTAACATCAACTCTTGTTTGGCTTCGACAGGCAGCATCAGTATGTACCGCCGTCAATAGTAGACAGTGTTAGTGTGCCTGTAGCGCTGATGTTGTCAAACGTAGCCGTACCTGTAAACGTAGGCGATGCAGTGTTTGCTTTGCTATTCACCGCAACAGCAACAGAATCAAACTCTGCGCCCACTTCAGCACCTTTAATGACTTTAGCAGGGTTGCCACTAACGAGCGCGTCTTTGGCTGCAAAGTTAGTTAGCTTAGTATAGTTAGACATTAAACAATCCTTCCTAGTAATGCGTGAATGTTCAGCTCTTGTATTGCTATAGACTTGCCTTCTACAGTCGTCTCAACACCAACAGCGACTACAGTGCCTTGTCCGCTAGCGTTGATCTTCTGACGATTGATGAGCGCTATAGACGACGAATACTCAGCCTCTGTGTTGAACTCTGAGATGTTATACTGACCAACGTTAGACTTAGGCAGTACGTAGGCTTGCTTGGTGTATGCGCCTGAGTAGTCGTAAGCCCAGTTAAGCACTACTGTTGCCTCTGCACCGTCAAAGGTGGTCAAGTTAATCTTCTTCAGGAACTTCAGGTTAGACGTGCTGCCAAAGCTCAGTGGGTGGCTAAAGTAGCTAAGCAGGTAGGCTGTGTTGTTATCTTCATAGCCTGTGTACTCTGCAATGCCGTCTAACACACCAAAGTATAGATTCTCTGCCGATGTCTCAGCAAAGCACAACGGATTCATGTGCGACCACGTTGTAGCTCTGTAGCTGCCATCCTGCAGAGGAAAGCGTGTGTCAAACGTGTACACAACGCCCAACACTGGGAAGTTAAGCAACACAAACGCCTGTCGTGGCGAATAGTGCATCTTAATGTTACCAGTCTCTGCAGCAAACAAAGACTTAACATCGTTGTTAACGTTCTTAGAGATGTCACCAATGGGCGCTGACTTCTCTTGTATCGTCCTAGACAGGCTACGCACGCCTGAGTCGTCTAAGAAGATAATGTCTCTGCCTGTGCTGACTACAGCGTCTCTGTTGACACAACCTATGTTAGAGATGGTGTCTGATAGCGTCATTGTTGCAGGGCTATCAGCGCCTGAGTAAACAATGATAGAGTTGCGTCCAAAGATGATTAGGAAGCCGTTATGAGCCGCTAGAGCGACGATAGTGTCATACCCTGTAGGCCACACCTTAGTGATGTCTATAGAGCCTGAAGAGCCTCCTGACCAACCTGAGCCGTTAAGCAAGTCTGACCAGTAGATAGTAGACTTGTTGTTAGCTAAGTCAGCTACCCACAGACGACCAAACGCACCTATAGCGACGTGTCCCTGTGGAGGCGTACCTGACGCAGAAGCGTGTGCAGACATTGCTGTAACGCTGCCTGTAGCGTCTGAGTACACTAGAGGCTCGTGTCCACGTTGGAACATATACATATTGTTGTTGAAAGGTACAAACTTCCAGTTGTTGTCTGTAATAGTGTACGCTGCAGGCGTCACGTCAGTCATTGTGGTAGTGCCTGAGAAGATCAGGTTATTGCCTGCAGAGAAGAATGTAACGTCACCATCATCAGCAACGAACTCACCCATAGACTCAACACCGTCTGAAGAGCCTAACAAGTCGTTACCGTTTAATATGCTATAGCCCTTACGAGCCGCTATCCTGCCTTCTTTGTCAATGACGCAGTTATCCGCTACAGCAGCAAAGGTAGGCTCTTGTGACAGCGGGGCGTCTTGCGTGTTAATGCCTGCAAAGCCCGGAGCAGTAATAGTAATGCTTTGTAGTTGTTGAGCCATTAGCGCCTCTTATACAGCAACGTATGTTGTGTCTTCTGAATACTTGTTAGCGTCAAAGGCTATAGCATCAGACAAGACTGCATCGGCAACAGCAAACTGTTCTGCCGCTGACTGACCACCTGTCTCGCCTCTCTCACGCAACGCCATAGCCAACGCAAGCTGTACAACAGCGTTGTGAGGCACTTTAAGCCGTGTGGCGTCTTCAGTAAGGTCAGGCTGTCTAACAAAGGCGTCAAAGAACAACGTATAGACATTGTCAGGCTGTGGATACACTTGCACTGTAATGTCGCCGTTGCTGTCAACACCGTTGAACGCAAACTCTGTAGGTATGCCAGTCGCAGGAGTACCTATCTTGTAGTAGCGATTCATGTATGTTCTGTTCTTAGCTGTGAGGCGTCCCTTCTGTGTTGTGTTCAACGCCTCTCTAACTTCAACGTCTTGTCCTGAGCCTGTTAGGGAGTACACTGACGTACCGTCAACAGTGTCAAACTCCAAGCCTGTACGCAGCGCTGACCAACTGTGTGCGTCTTCTACGATCTGCTTAGCGTCGTTGACAAAGTCGCCAATCAAGGCTGAGTAGCTCGTCTCTGCTACAGTCTCTACTTGATTCTCACGCAGACGACGTAGCACGCTGTTGACTAATTCTAAATAAGTCATCCTAGTTTCCTAATAAAGTGAAGGCAGTGCTGACGCCTGCTACGATAATAACCCAGATGAGTCGCTCTACCAGTTTAGAGCTAACCATTCCCTGAGACAGCTCATCAACTTTGTTATCTATGTTTTCTACCTTGGCTTCTATGTGCGACTGCCTGTTAAACACAGTTACTAGACGTTCTTCAACACGCGCTAGAGAAACAACAGCTTCTGACAGCATATCAATCTTTTGTTCTAGCCTGCTTAGTCGATCTTCCATTCTGTTGTTCCTCTACTGCTTAAACCACTCGAACCTTAAGATTATTCCCTGCCAACGCTGTAATCCTTACCTCGTCCTGAGCAGGAGCATCGAAGTCATAGTCAGT